CAAATTCTTTGGGGCCCTCTGTTCAACTCCTAGGAGATTTCCATGCGCATATCTTTTACCTTAAGCCAGGCCGATGCGTTCGCGCAATCGGAGGTCAGGTATCACCAGTGCTACGATCTTTGCAGGTCGTACGCTGGAATTCCAGTGGGAACGTTTTGGGGTCCAAAAGACCTCTACGCTTTCCTGTCAGAAAGTGGTATGCTCACGGAGTATACTAGAAGTGACGATGACGAGCGCCGCGTATCCATACGTGGTAACGAGTTTGTGCTAAAGGACATTTATCTTGCGATAAATACCAGGTTAGCTATGGATTCGGTCAAAATTCAGCTGCAGGAGGTCAAAAACCAAAGTGCGCTGAAATTGCCGATGGGCAGGAGGATAAAAGACCTTAACGGGTCGATGAATACTCTTCGCTCATTGCTGTCGTCGTTTGAATGGTAGGCCCTGTATGAATAAAGGGTTGTATCACCGGTCTTATCAACCGGCACCCGCTCTAGTTATAGAGCGTGCTCTAGGGGTAACGCCAAACCTCTGGGTGAAGTTTCTCTGTAGAAACCGGAAGGGGCAATATTGTACACTGAGTGTTCCCGAAAAGGACACTTGGTTCGATGTTGTAAATCGATATCCGCAGAAATGCAGTGTATCAGATCTCACCCCATGGTATTCCGCCGAGTTTAAACGACACTCTGGAAGGGTATGGTCGGTCTTCACAGACCGTAATTTCTCAAATGTGCTTGCGTGTTTGAGTCCTAGTACTCAAAACGCGGTGCTTAGAGAGATGCGTGACTCCCTAACTGATGACGACGCCGTCGAGTTCGTAAAACGATTCGGCAGGCGTTTTCTGACGTGGGAGTTGCTTCCGTTCTCCTTCAATGTGGACTTCCTCTAACCGAGGATGGAGGTAATTTTGTGACAACTGGTTCATCTTTTGAGGACAAACGCTTCACTCTCTCTGGCGTGTATGGGACCGTGGGTCCGACATACCTGAAGAGCTGGTCCGGTGTTGATACCCCTCGTCCGGGTGATTTTAAGCCTCCAAAGGCCGAAACTCAACCGTTCTCGACGTATTACACACGGAAGGACGCCGAGTGGGCTCACGTTGTGCAGAAGCATCGCTTTGCACGGTTTGATCCCCGTCGGTTCCCACCTAAGCGGGCGCGTACCCAAGAGAACCCATACGCCATGAATGCTACGAACAGGAAGTCCGTGGTCTACCAAGACCCCGTGACCCACTCGTTCTATTCCTCTGACGGCGCCGGATACCACATTACTGGGGTACTCGGAGACGCCACCGTAGCTAACCTTGTCGCAATAGGGAGATTGCGCGAGCAGCTGGCGGGCAGTGACTTTAACCTAGGGGTAACCCTAGGTGAGTCGCGGGAGGCATTCAAGCTGATAACAGATAGCGCTACCAGGATTTACAAAGCCTATAAAGCCGTAAGGCGAGGCAATGTCCAGGCGGCGAAGACCTATCTTACCGGGAATCTTCAAAACAGACACATTACCGTAAGGCCGGTCGCAAGACCACCCAAAGGTGTGAACGTCGTTGAAGGTCTCCGGGAATTATCAGCATCGAAGTCCAAATACCTGCTGAATCCAAAAGATTTGGCTCAAAACTGGTTGGAACTTCAGTATGGCTGGATGCCACTTCTCAAGGACGTCGAAAATGCTGCGCAATTCCTTGCGCACCACTACAACGTCCCTCTGCAGAAGGTGGTTCGTGTCTCTGCCCGAACTCGGTTCGGGACGACATCGAACAGTACGTCACCAACAAATGTTATAGCTGCTGAGGTCGAGGCCCTGGAGAGGGTCTATATCAAAGCAATTCTTCGTGAGAAGAATATAGCAATGTTGGCGGGTCTCTCTGACCCCCTCTCTGTTGCATGGGAGCTCACGCCCTACAGCTTCGTTGCAGACTGGTTCATTCCAATCGGTAACTGGCTACAGGCTCGCGCACTCAGTTCTGCAATAGAGGGGACGTTTGTCACCTCGGTAAAGCGGTATTCACAGGTCAATGGTTGGAAGTCCTTGAACTTAGTTAATCAGCCAGATGTGGCAGACTATTTTTCACGGGTTTCCGACTTTTCTCGAACTGTGTCATCCACGCTTCCGGTACCACTCCCTAGGTTTAAAAGCCTAGAGAAGGTAGCCTCGGTCAAGCACTGCTTAAATGCAGTTGCACTACTCATAGGTAATGCTGGTAGCGGATCTATCCGCCGCTAGTCTAGTCAGGATTTTCTGACCGCCGCAGATGGGCTCTTCTCGCCCCGAGCTTATCCGCTCGTTAAATTAAGGAGTGTTTATGTCAGCGATAGCTGCTATCACCGTGTTTGACGGTGCAACGACCCCCGTTTCGCATACCTTTACCCCCGTCTCGGTCAGCCGAGAAGGTAAGGCAAAAGTTCTTGCGGAGTGGAGGGAGACGTTGGCAAGCGTACCCGCATATGCGAGCCCGCGTATTTCGCTTTTCCTCGAAAGGCTGAAATCAGGGGTTTACAAATCGGAGGTACGAGTTGTTGTTCCCGTAATGGAGGCCGTTCTCAACCAGAACGCCGCCGGTTATACTGCTGCACCAAAAGTCGCGTATGAAAATACGATCGTCATCAACGGGCTCTTTCACGAGCGCTCGGATCCGGCGGGTCGACGTTTGGCTAAGCAGATAGCAACGAACCTGATGTGGAACTTGGCTACCACTACTCCCGC